ATATATGGCAAAAGACCTTCATGTCTGGAGGTCTGAATATTGCCAAAAATTTTATTTTGTTTTGTGTATAGGAAAGCCAATAATAATGATGTTGTTTTCTCGCTCACGCGAACACCCATTTATCAGCGCATACGAAAAATTCGTTTAGGTCTTTACGTCTCCTAACATATTTGCTAGTGATGCGCAAAGAACCTTTATTGATCTTTTCGTCTAGTAGACTCAATAACGGATTGCTAATAGGAAAGTCTAACATAACTTTATTTAGTTTATCTGTGAACCAATATTCTACGCTATGAGTGTGTTTACGGTGGTTTTCAATCTTTTTGACAAAAGTAAGATTACGGATGTTCAATTGATTCATGTCATCTTGCTTATTGTTCTTAAAATAACTAGATTGAAAGATGTCATCGAACTCCTTGTCATAGTCAAAGAAATAAGGAAGTTTGTAGATAAGACCAAAGTGACTATCTAATACCTTAGTTGGATCGCTATACAAGAACTTGTTCAAATCGTTCCTGAACTTAGTCAACTTATAATCGCGGAGTGTGAGCATGATCAACTTGTTCTTGTAATATTCACGAATGTTTGCCGCTTTCTGAACATCAAGGTCGGTGACTAAATCCTTTAGTTCAGGATTATCTAGGCTTCTGCTATAACGCTGTATGACGGGTGCCCGCGTCGCCGACTCATTTTGGGCTAGTCTTTGTATGCAACAACTGATAACCAATACATCTTCGGGAAATTCCTTGATGGTAGCTTGCTTTTCTCCGTTCCATGATGTCAATATCTCATCCAATGTAGGTCCGAGTTTGCGTCTCTGAATCTGTGTAATAACATTGCTAGTAGTCATCAACTCACCGTTATATCTTCCATGCCGGCTGTTCGTAGCCGAACGATGTGGCCCAATTGCCACTGCTTGCTATCAAGACCTTTCAAGATACCAAGCCATTTATTTCTCAGTAATGCAACTTCGTTGATCAATACTTCGAAATCAATTACTTCATCTTCACCATCAGTATACTTCTCTGCATCACGACTTGTCAAGGCTCTATTGTACCCTTCTAAGTACTTTTGGAAATATTTCCTGCGTAGTTTGCGTAATTGGATATTGAGATAGTTTAATACTGCTTCTATCTCTTGTAGTTGGTTAAATCGTTGTTCGGTGATTCCGGGTAAATTAGAAATGTTCTTTTCAACTTTTCCATTTACCCGGCAATCATACCTTGCTTGCTCTAGTTCTGATTCATAGTGTGTTATGAAATCTGGAATCTGACTTAGATCACTAGTGATTCTGGTGTACCAATTCATCTATCACCATTCATCGTCTTCGGTATCTTCATCCTCTTCGTACTCTTCATATTCTTCTTCGTCATACTGAGAACTATATTCACGCAACGCTTCTATTACCGCAGGTTCTCTACGGAATGCTTCTTTGATCTCTGCTGAATCGTAATCGTTTTCTACTAAGACATTAATCAAAGACTCGGCTGCATCTGAAAGATTGTTTTCATCAATCTCTATTTTTAAAGCGCGCCATAACTCGGCTATTACAGTAATACTCATCCTGTTATTCCTCCGTTTCAGAATTTGTATTACTTATCGTTGTTTGTTTGTTTTCATATTCTAACATTACTTTGTCTAGGCAACCATTTTCATTTGATTCCCAACCCTTGCGGAAGAATTTAATAATCTCGCCGTCATTAGTTGTATAACTCAGTCGATTACCTTCTTTAGTAAGCAAGTTAGCCTTCTCAAACAAATCAAGCAAACCGCTATATGGGTTCATGCCTGTCTCATATGGAATCTTAACTTGAACGCTTTCAAAAGGTTTAGCGTAACGTGTCTTCATGACCTTACAGGCACTACGAATACCACGCACTTCGCTAATCTTGTTGCCATCTTCATCTTCTTTAAGTTTCAATTTCTTCATAGCAACTACGATTGAACTTGCATAGATGAAGCCTTGTCCACCACTGATCTTATCATCAGGGTCAAACATATCTTGTGAAGCATAAGTGTGATTAGTCGCAACTAATCCTACATTATGACTACCAAACATGTTTACACAGTTACGAACAAGACTAGTTAATGCCTTAGGCTTGCGACCCATGTCACCCTTCATATCGCCTGCTTCAAACTGATTGACATCAGTTGGAGTCAGCAACATACCAAGACTGTCAATGATGAATAGAACTTTCGGCTTATCGTCTTGCGGAAGAGTCTTGTAACTCTTCATAAACTCGCTGATAGTTTTAGCAACATCATCAATCATTGCCATGTTAAGTTTAAGCAACTTGCTTTCATCGGTATCGACACCAAGTGCCTTCAACCAATCTTCATCTAGTGCATTCTCAGTATCGACCAATACAACAAAGATACCTTGCTGTTGTGCGTGGCGAACAAGATTGCCTGAACAAATGTATGATTTGCCTGAGCCAGATTCGCCGGCAAATACAGTTACCTTACCTAGTGGGACTCCTTTGTTAAAGTCTCCGCTAATAAGATAATTGAGAGCGTGGTTACCGGTACTGACCCAATCAGTAGGATCATTGAAACCAATACTGAGACCTTCAATACTTTTGGTAATATCTTTACGAAATTTGCTAACATCGAATGGTTTTGCCATATTACTTACTACCCTTCAACATAACAACAATATCTTCACGATTGCTAGCCTTGAGCCAAGTGTTCAAACGTGCTACGATAACATTATCATCTTTGGGGTTATCAAAATTGATATTACAGTCCATGACTGTATCACCGCTATCTGCTTCGCGGCTGCTATAATTGAGAGAAAAACTCTCATTGATTTTAATTGTTTTTGCCATTTTAGTAATCCTCATAATCTCTTTGATAGTCTATCATTAAATGCGATTTTGTCAAGCATTTCTGGACAACTGTCTGCGATACGATCAAGTTCATAGTCATTTGGAAAATGTCTTAATGCACCACGGGCACGGTCACGGACGATGCTCGGCACCCTAGGCGTCTTGCCCGGATCGCATAATTCTTCTAGTAATTTCTTTCCTTGCTTTAGTGCGCGGAATCTTTCGTCTGGTAGTGTCATGGTAGGTCTCCTATGAAAAGAAAGAATGGGGAGGAGTTACCCTCCCCATTCCAAATTAACCCTTCTGTTGACGGCTACGGATCATCGCTAAAATGTCTTGTGCCTTGTCGCTAGAAGTACTCTTAGGAACTACTACTGGATCACTATTCTCTTCTGGTTCATCTTCCTGAACTACTGGCTTCTTGGGAGAAACACTCAATGTAGTAGTCTCAGTAACATGAGGTTCTGCGCTAGCAACACCAGCCGGAGCCTCAAGACCATATGGACGATAGTATGCGCCCCACTTGTCATTGTCATAAGGCTTACCATCTACTGAAGCCTCAAACATTTCTTTGATGACACGCAGTTCGCTTTCGCTAGGCTTCTTGGGTAAGAAGTCTGCAAGATTGAAAAGACCATGTGCTTCGATAGCAGCCTGCTCTGCTTCAGTCAACGGAGTCTCTTTGCGAGCCCAGTTGCTAGTAGAGTAATCAGCATAACCACCCTTGCTGGTCTTCTTAACGTTGAAATCAGTACCATTCAAGAAATCAGTTGGGATGTTTTCCATATCTGGATCCATCAAACTTGACTTGATGATAGTAAAAATTTGTGGGCTGATAACGAATCTACGAATCGGATTCGCAGGAGTCGCATCATTGCCGATTGGGTTCTGACGAACAAAACCTTGAAACAGATAACTACGCTTCTTCCAATACTTGTTTGCCATTTCTTTGAGAGTATCGTCTTTATACCAAGGACGAACTTCTGCCAAGATCGGGCAGTTGTCGCCATACATTTCTACGCATGGGACTTGAACGATAACTTGCTTTGCATTTGGATCACCCTTCACGCCATTGAATGGCAACTTGATGATCTGACGTTCTACCCAGAAAAATGTGTTGCTGTTGTTTGCGTCTGGAAGGAAGCGAATAGTAGCAGTTGTACCTTCTTCCATGTTCCAGTGTGGGTAGATTGCGTTATCTGATTGGGTGCGTTGACCCTGACCTGTTTTCTTACTTTCTTGTGCCGCGAGACGGGCACGGATATCTGCTAGACTTGCCATTTTGTTTCTCCTTTAAAAAATGCCTAATTTGAGCCTAAATGTGTTTTATGTTTTGTTGTCGGAGACAACTAACACATGATGACATTATACACTAACGTCATCGTGTGTCAATAATACTTATACCCTATTGAAGAGTAAAATATATTAATTTATTGAGTATTGGGTGAATTACTTCAAGCCAGCCAAACGTTTGATATCTTCAAACTCACGACTTTCGCTTGTGCCAACTAATTTACCTACAGCGCCTTTTGGTCCTACTTTTTCAGTTGGGCCTAATTGACCTACACGCTTTTGGTCAGCATCTAAATCTTCCGCCACACCTTCTTCTAAATCGTCATCAACTTTAAGACCTTTTGGTCCATCGTTCTTCCACTTAATGCCCATACTATTGTCTAACGATTTAATTTTATTTTTGTCTAGTCTGTTCAAATTTTTAGCATCACGCGGATGAGCAACATCAGGATCTTCGCCGGCACCATATTTGTCTGTTGCTCTATGAATTAGTCCAGTTGCGGTTTTTGTTACTTCACCTTCATCCATATCTGCTTCACTAACTTCATCTTTTGGTACAGCCATTCTTGGCTTACCATGTTGTGCGTGTTTTGGGATACCGGCTTTCTTTTGTAAGTCTTTTAGTAACTCTTCATCGCCGGGTGCTATGTAGTCAGCAACTTTCTTGCCGACCTTTTTAAGTGTATCAACTACACCTTCATCAACACCACCTAATGATTGTTCAACTTGTCTGATCCAACCACTAACATCACTTGAACCAATTTCGTCAACGTCGCCAACAAAATCAGCAACATCATCAATTGCTTGTGTAACTGCGACAGGACCATATTTCTTTAGTAAATCTAAACGCTGTGATAATATTCTGCGAGTGATTGCGCCGGCTACTGGATTGTCCCTATCTTCTGCTAAACCAAATGCTTTAAGATTTTTTTCTTCAGTATCATCATTGTGTGCTAATGTTTCTGCACCGGGTGCTTCATCAATCATTTCAAGGTCTTTTACTCTAGGATGATTTTCTTCACCTTTCACTATACCATATGTAGCAACATTGTGTCTTTTTACACCCCAATGTTTTGCTGCTTTTGTTGCCGCTTCTACTGGGCTACCTGCTTTTACTTTTACGTCCGGCTTTCTACCGCTAGGATATCTTGCGACATGTATACCAGAATGATATGCTGGTAAATCTCCTTCTAACATTTCATCGGCAGGTACTGCCAATGTTTTTGTGGTTTCATCTTCTACTTCGGTAATTGATTCTGCCCATTCGTCTAACTCTTTAACGACTGTCATCTCTGTGACATTTTTTGACAGTCTTTTTAGTATAGGCATCACGCTTTCAATACGTGGATCTAATGTCTCTTGCACAAACAATTCGTTCAATGAAATATCATCATCTGATTCTTCATTGAGTACAGGTGTATAACTTTCAAAATACTTGTTGTAACCACGATGACTTGCCATGCCCTGCAATGTCATACGTAGTGTGTTGTAATGATTTAATCCTTCATTGACTAATGCCAATGCTGATTCATTGAACTGTCCATTACGTGTGGCACGAACAAATCCTGCCATCTGTGAATATTCTTCTACTAATGTAGTGATATGACGACCTTTGTCATCATAAGGAGTGCCGCCTTCTGCGATATGGCGTGCATATACTCTTGCTAATCCAGGACGGTTAGTTGGTAGTAGGAAACGCTCACCTTCTAGATTCTCAACGAAAATCTTAGCGATGTTACGGAAACGCTGTTCACCTTCTTCAATCTGGCGAGTGTGTTGTAATATGATTTTTACTTCTGGCACGTTATCGCTGTAACTTGCTTTCTTACCCATTGGGTGATAGCCCTCTAACATATTTTCTTTTTTGTTCATAACAGTCCTCTTTTTCATGTCCCCTAATAATCTATCTTTATTGGAAACATCAAATCCTAATAATTTACGTTGTGACCAGCGTTTTAAAAAATGCGCAAATGTCTCAAAGTCTTTGTGTTCTGTAAACTTGTCATCTATATACAATACTAGATTGTTACCCTCTACTGTAGCCCATGCATTGATCTTTTCACCATCTTCACCGGTAACCGTAAATCTAAAAACATCTGATTCTTCTATATCATCTGTAGGATCGCCCTTGCTATCTAGGCTTATGGGGTCATAACCCCTGCTTCGCAAGACATCGTGTAATTCTCTGTTTAGTGTATCGTAATTAACTGGCATATGTATATTTAGTCTTCTAGTTTAACTTATGACTGCAAAAAACGGCAACGGTTGCACGAATTCCTCATGGTCACGCATGTGTCCTTCGATATCCTGATGGAATTCTTGTAATTGCTGTAGCATTCTAACTATCAATAGTGAGGCCATGACAAGATCATCATTTTCCCCCACTTTGGCAGCATAACTGCCGCCTAGCGCCACGAAGGTCTTTAGTTCACTTATCAATGGGCGACTGTATATTTTCATCTTTTTAGACTCTAATAAGGTCTTAAATTTGGCACAAGCAGTCAGTTTGACTTTCTGAGTGGTATTGAATCCCCTGCGCTTTTTACCGTATTCGCTGAAGAATATACCCGGGACATTGGTTTCCCCGAACTCGTTTAATGATATCAATGCCGCTTCGCCTATGCTGTTGTTTTCCAAACTGTAGTATAGATTGTTAGGCTCACCTGTACATTCTACGATATACTTGTTGATTTCTGCTAATAGTTTAATCTGTTGCGGAATCTCTGTCTTATTGTGTTTCCACTCACCTATCTGTGTAGTAGTGTTCGCTTCAAAAATCTGTATGGCAGCAGGGTCACCACCAGTACCAAGACTTGGATCTAATCCTACAACATAGATGTTACCTTTGGTAGGCTTCTTGTACCAACGTACTTGTCCCATACGACTTAATGGTTCCACACCTTCAAGTTGTATGAGTGTATTAGGATTGATCAATGTCTCATCTGCGATAATAAACTCACAACCGATCTCTCGGTTGAAACGATCAAGACCTAACTGACTCTTCATCTGTTCGGCCCACGCCTCATCACGCCCGGGCTGTTCGTTCCAATATGATCTATATGATTTGAATCCGTTTACACCTACATCTGTCTTGTTGCCGAACTCATCTTCTGTCTTGTTAGCACCTTTCCATATCAATGCGAACTGATCTTCGTCACTGTTTGGGGTACTTGTAATGATAGCCTTACCACCAGTCGCTAGAGTCGGTGTGATAGAAGTCCAGAACTGTTCTGCGATTGTTGGTCTTACGAATGCGAACTCGTCAAGATATAACAATGAGATAGACATACCACGACCAGTATTTTCAGTTGTCGTGGCTGATACGATACGGCTACCATTATCAAAGAATAGTGATCCTTTGTTGTATGTCGCTACACCTGCTTTGATATGCATAGGACATGCTTCATAAGCATAACGTATGCGTTGCATGATTTCTTGCGCACCTGCATATTTGTGTGCGGCAATCAGAATAGTTGAGTCAGGGACAAACATCGCATACCACAACAGATATCCAGCGGCACTTGTTGTCTTACCACTCTGTCTAGGCATGAGTGCTATGCTATATCTGTACTTGTGATAAGTATCGATCAATCGTTCTTGATACTTATAGGGATGATACAACATGCTACCTCTAGTAGGATGTTGTATGTAAAAAAAGTTATCCATAAAGTACAGGTACCCTAATTCAGGGTCACAGCACTTCACAAAATCGTCAAGTTCTTTATCTGTACTAAAGACGGTTTTAGTATATGGATCTTTTATAAGAGTTGATCCGTTGTTCATAAATTTATTTATGAACTATTCAAGTCATAAAGAACTTATATTCGTTTGCCTATTTAAGATATGTTTTACAGCATCAATAATATAATCTTTATTATCAAAATCTTCTTTAATAAATGTAAACATTAATTGTTTCACATGAAATCTGGCTTTAGGAATAGTCAAAGTGTTATTCTTTACTCCGTTAATAGCAGACAAAATTCTTCTGGCTAAATGTCCGTCAACGCCCGAACTTGAATTGCTTATTTGTGTTAATTGAGTCATGTCCATGATATTGTCCTCTCTATTATTTAGTATTTTATACAACGAAACCCGGCTTGTATACAGTTTTTCCGTTTTCTTGAACAGCAGTCAATATCTGTCTGCGGTTGTTCCCTTCACAGTAACTAGCATGTACCCAACCACTGTTAGGGCCTTCTTTAGGATTATAGAACTCTAATATGATCTGATCGAACTCACAATTATCACTCACCCACTTTGCTAACTCCGGGTTAGGCAATCCGTCTATCTCAAAGTCTACTGCTTCTCCATTGCAATGTTGAGATTTACTACTTCCGCCGACTGCTTTATTAAGAGCGGGGCCGCGATAACCACTGTTAATACGAACAGGGCGACCGAAGTTATTACGAACTGGTTCAAGTATGTTCTCACAAACTTTTTGTAAATTTTTTGCATGTACTGGTCCCGGTGTGTTATCTATTCCTTTACGCATAGCAGTCTCGGAGCGTGTGAACTCTCTTAAGTTGAAATGCTCACTTAACTGCATATCAGGCGTAACTGAAAACTTTTCTGATCTTGTAGTATTTTCTTCTTCGTCATCATCTTGTCTTGAAGGAGCGGAAACTGCCACGACAGGACTTGCACCTGCTGTCCACATAAAATATTTTTTTGTTTTCTCGCTACGATCTTGAAGACCATGAGTGCCACCATTGATTCGCTTAGTCAATGATAATATAGCATTATCACTTACGCCTTGATCACATATAGCCCATAATTTATTTCTCTCAAAGAAAAAGAATGCGCTTTCAAATGCTAATTCTGTAGCAACAATGTCAGGATTGCTCATCACATCTGGTCTGCCGCAGAATTGTGCAAAGGCATAATAGTTATCTTTACCGGTCAACTGTAGTGCACCTCGACCACGATATAACCAACCGTCGCCCGAACTTTCAGGACCGTTACCCATGCGACCACCATATACACGGTTAGCAATTAACTCAGGTTGTCTCGCATAACGATTTGCTGTGTTATCATCAGGAAAATATTTTCCGAATATTGATCGTAATCCGGCTGCGTTATAATTTAGATTCTCGCTGAACGCTTTGAATCCACCGCTCTCATGCGCAGTCTGTGCAAAGAAGTGTGCGGCTCTTGCTGGGC